ATACTATGTGATGGACTTCTATATCCGCTTGTTACTATAAACGGAAAGCCACAGACATCACGTAAATTATCTAACTTAGATAGAAACTCAGGACACATCTCATTCTCGCCTGTCTCCTGACAATCAAAGTCTGTTATATCAAAATATTTCATTTAGTAGGTTTTTTCTTCTTTGCTACTGCTTTCTTTTTTGGTGTAGCTTTCTTTTTGCGTACTGTCTTGTAGGCTTCATTCTTGTTGGGTGTAGACTTGTCGTCAGCTACATATTGACCTTTCTCATCGCGGTTACGTACTGTTACATCTTCTGAGTTTGTAAAAAAGTTTACAATATTTCTAAATAGACCCATCATTATTCTCCCGTATCTGGTATCATTTGTTTTGTTTCTGGCCCAAAAAACCAAAAAAAGATTATCATACCTATAAATATAATAAAAAGTAAAACGAGATGCACAATGCTAGTCTCATCTCCACCATTATATTCTTGCCATCCCATATCATTTTCTCATGCTCATCAACTTACTGACACCACGTATACCAAAGCTAGAACTAATGGCTATAAATAGCAAGTATTGATACCAATCTGGGAGAT